CTTATCAAGAAAAACGGCATTGTTAAGGCATATTGGGAAGAAAGCGAACGCTCTGAAATCTTCACATTTGACCACCTAACAGACGAAGAATACACTCTGATTGCATCTGATGATGATGTCACCATTTTGGAGCATGGCGTAGAAACAAGCATGTCCATGGATGAATTTGGCATGGAAATGGAAATGCCAGAGCATTCTTTGAAGATTAGCCGCAGAATGCCAGAGGGTCGCCTAAAGATCGAAAGCGTTGCGCCAGAAGATTTCTTTGTTGATGCACAAGCGAAAAACATCGACGACGCTTACGTTGTTGCGCAGCGCACTGAAATGCGTGTCGGCGATTTGGTTGCGATGGGTTTTGACTTTGAGGAAGTCGTTGACCTTGGGTCAAACTTTGGTGCGTCGTCAATGGCGAACGAGGAAGACTTTGTTCGTCGCGGTTACTCACAAGATTCATATGATGATCAAGAGGGCGATCCATCAATGCGCTTGGTGACTATAACTGAGGCGTACATGCGAATTGATGTGGATGGCACGGGCATTCCAGCGCTTCACCGTTTTATCTGCGGCGGCACAACGTACAAGCTATTAGATTTTATGCCATGCGATGAAATCCCATTTGCTGTGTTTGAGGTTGATCCAGAGCCGCACACATTCTATGGGCGCAGCTTGGCTGAGATTGTTATGGATGACCAAGACGCAAGCACATCTATCCTGCGTGGAATTTTGGACAACGTTGCTATGACCAATAACCCTCGCATTGGTATTGTTGATGGTGCGGTTAATATTGACGATGTTATGAACAATGAGATTGGTGCAATTGTCCGTATGCGCCAAGCTGGTTCTGTGCAGCCACTAGACATCCCATTTACTGCTGGGCAAACACTTAGCGCGTTGACCTATATGGATCAGCTTGTAGAGCAAAAAACAGGCGTTTCTCGCGCTTCTATGGGTCTTGACCCAGACGCCATGCAGTCAACGACAAAGGCCGCTGTCCAAGCGACAATCCAAGCCGCTGCAGGTCAGGTTGAGGTTATGGTTCGCAACCTAGCGTCAGGTATGCGCGATCTGTTTGGCATCATGCTGCGCACGGCAATTAAGCACACAGACGAAGAACAAATGATGCAGATGAATGGCCAGTTCGTTCAGGTCGATCCGCGCGTTTGGAAAGTTGACATGGATGTGAGCATCAACGTCGGGCTTGGCACTGGCCGCGAAGAAGAAAAGATGATGGCTTTACAGCAAATCTTCCAAGTTCAGCAGCAAGTATATGCGCAATACGGCCCAATGAATGGCGTTGTTTCGCTGACCAACATTCGTAACTCATTGGCTGACATTCTTGCGGCATCTGGCATTCGCAACGCGGAACGTTATTTTGCGCCAATGACACCAGAGATTGAGCAACAAATGCTGATGCAGCAGCAGCAAGCAGCGCAAATGCAGCCACCAATGCCAGACCCAACGCAAATGCTTATGCAGACTGAAACGATGAAGGCACAAACTAAGGCGCAAGTTGATATGACTAAGGCGCAGCTTGAGCATCAACGTAAGATGCACGAGATGGGCATGAATGACGACTTGTATCGTGATCAGATGGCGCAAGACTTGATGGTTGATGCGGCCAAGATTTACGGTCAATATGGCGCAACTGTGGACACCGCACGCATCAAAGCTGAGCAAGATCGTGAGCGTGAGCATAACGCAGCAATGATGAACTTGATGACAGGTCAACAATGACAACAAGTATTCGCATACAGGCTGATGAAGCCAAACGGTTAAGAAACGACACTGCATTTAAGCAGTTCGTACAGAGTGTTCGTGAATTGCAGATCAGCATATTCATGAATAGCGCGGCTGAAGATATCGACAGCCGTGAAGAAGCGCACGCAGTTTTGCGTGCATTGGACCAGATCGAAATGCAGTTAAACGCAGCTATTGCTGCTGAAACTATGTTAGATCGCAAACAAAGGAACTAGGACCGTGAATACGACTAGCTTAGAAAATGCAGTTGAGGGACTGCTTGATCCATCCCTCTTAAATCCAAGTGACGCACAAGAAGAAGTAGTTGATGAAAATCAGGACGCTGAACACCAACTATCTTATGACGGTGAAGAATATGAGGATGATGTCGAAGCATCTGACGACATTGATATAGAAGATGCAACTGAATATACTGACGATGTAGAGGCCGTTGATGATGACAGCGAGTCCTTGTTTGACGTTACAATTGATGGCAAGCAAGAGCGCTGGACCCTTTCGCAACTAAAGCAATCTGCTGCGGGTCAGGGCTATATTCAGCAAAAAATGCGTGAGAACGCTGAGGCTGCAAAACAGCTTCAAGAGCGTGAGGCGCAGTTAGCTCAGCAGCAACAAACTGTTCTGGACTATTTTAACCAGCTACAACAAGGCGGCTTAACTCCACCAACTCCTCCATCTGAGGATTTATTGGAGACTGACCCAATCGGCTATATGCAGCTAGAGAAAGCATATAATCGTGAGGTGCAGGAGTTTAACCAGAAGATGGCAGTGGCACAGCAGATGAAGGCACAGCAAGATGCTGCATTCCGTAATCAGCAAATGCGACTGCTACAAGAACGTATCCCAGAGATTGCTGACCCTAATAAGTCGGCAAAGTTCGTACAGGATATTTCTACTGGTGCGCAGCAATATTACGGAGTGTCTCAAGAGATGCTTGGTAATGTGAAAACTGCGGTTGAACTTGAGGTTTTGCGTGATGCTATTCGCTATCGCAAGGCTATGGAGAACCGCAAAAACGTGGACAAAAAGGCAGTTACTGCCAAACCCATGATCAAAGCTGGTACTAAAAAGCCACAGGACGGTGGGGCTGCAACTCGCAAAAAGCAGGAGAAACAAGCATTTGCCCGTGGTGACATGGGCGCAATGGCGGCGTTTCTCGTAAACCCTAAACTTTAGTATAAGGAGCCTATCCAATGGCACAACCAACCAACACTTTTGACTCATACGATGCCGTAGGTATACGTGAGGACTTGGCAGATTATATCACTATGATTTCGCCAGAAGAAACGCCATTTTTCACAAAATCTGGCAAAGCAACTGCACGCAACACCTACCATGAGTGGCAAACAGATTCGCTACGCGCATCTGCTGCAAACGCACACATTGAAGGCGATGCAACTTCTGCGGAAGCACGCACAGCGACAACTCGCTTGGGCAACTACACACAAATCTTTAAAAACGCCGTTGTCGTTCCAGACACCGACGAAGGTTTGGATAAAGCAGGCCGCGCAAAAGAGATTGCATATCAAACACTTAAGATTGCTAAAGAGCAAAAATTGGATATCGAAAAAGCACTTTTCGACAACAATGCTCGTGTTGCAGGCAACGCATCAACTGCGCGTGAACTAGCTGGCGCACCATCATGGTTGATCAGCAACGTTGATTTCCAATCAGGTAACTCTGGTGCGAACCCAACAGGCGACGGTACTGACGCTCGTACAGACGGTACTCAAACTGCTTTCACTCAAGCTCGTTTTGACACTGTTATGCAAAGCATGTGGGAAAATGGTTCTAAGCCTGACATGGTTATCTTGTCTGCATTCCAAATGAACAAAGCCCTAGGCTTTACTGGTAACAACAACCAGCGTTCTACTATTGGTGCTGCTGATGGTCAAGTTTCTAACTTGCTTAACGTATACATGACTCCTTGGGGTTCTGTTGAGTTTGTACCTTCACGTGAAAACCGTAGCCGTGACGTATTCATCGTTGAGAAAGATAAGCTAGCAGTTGCTAACTTGCGCAACATGAAGAACGAAGCTTTGGCTAAGACTGGCGACAACGAGAAGCGTCAGGTTGTTTCTGAGTGTACTCTAGTGGTACGCAGTGAAGCTGCTCTAGGCGGTGTGTTCGACAACACTGTATCGTAATTGGTAAATGACTGATTAAGTCGTTATAATCAAGGGGGTTATCTTTAACGAGGTAGCCCCTTTTTTGTTATATGGAGCTAAAATGAAAGTTAAAGTTGAAGTTTTGTG